CCGACCGAAACTGGTCCAGTAGCTGCTCATAGCAGTCTAGCTGACCTTGGTTCTTAATGTTAATGGCGGCATTGATGTCACGATCATGATGGGTTCCACAATTGGGGCAGGTCCATTCACGGATATCTAGTGGCAGCTTGTCCACTTTATGACCACAGCAGTTGCATGTTTTACTTGAAGGATACCACCGGTCAATTTGGTGAAAAGTCTTACCGTACCAGTTGGACTTGTAGCTGATCATTCCAACAAGAGTTGACCAAGCGGCTTCTTGGATCGCCCGTGCCATTCGGTGATTCTTCAACATACCATTAACATTAAGGTTTTCCACGTAAATTGCATCATAATTTGAAACTAGCCATGCGGAAATATTATGGTAATAGTCATTACGGATTCTAGTTATGCGGGCATACAATCTTGCCACCCGGATTCTAGCCCGTTGATAGGACTTGCTACCCTTTTCTTTCTTGGCTAGTTTCTTTTGAGCCTTCTTGAGCAACTGATTGGTTTTCTCTAGTTGATGTTTGACTCTTTGAAACTTGATTCCATCAGAAGTGATAATAAGGTCGGTGAGACCCAGATCAATGCCCACTTCACGATGAGAAGCTGGTTTTAGTACTACTTCTTCCTCGACAAGAATAGACACATAATATTCCATCGAGGGTGTTCTTGAGACCGTTAGGTTCACTGGAAGACCGGTGAACTCTTGATGAACCACAATCTGGATGGGTACGCTCATCTTAGGCAACTTGATGAAACCATCCTTGATTGCTTCAAAACTTTTAATAATCGTGGTCGATGCTGGAAACCGCATTGACTGGTGCCCAGACCTTTTCTTGTATTTTGGTCGACCGATTTTCTTCTTTCTGGTCTTGGAGAAGTATTGCTTCTTGGTTTCGTCAACGTCCATTCTAGCTTGTTGAAGAATGACAGCTGGGACTTCTTTCAACCAAGGTAATTCTGGATCGTCCTTCAAGATTTTCTCGGTCATGGGGCGATTAGGACCATCAGATGACCAAGAATTGAAGTTGGAAATCAACTTGTTCTTGACAAACCGGACACAGCCAAACCAGACCGCCAGGGTGTGAGCTTGATTGGCATCTGGATACAATCGAAACTTGTAGGACTTATAAATAGTTTGGCTGGACATGGTAGTTTATCGGGTTTGTCTAGAGTAGGTGGATGCTGGTAACATCGCGACCTACATTTTTGATTTACATGTTTATTTATCACTTCATGGATTTCTCTTTCGCGATTCATATACACGACTAAAGATCGTGTATTTTTCTCGCGAATAAATAATAAAAGATAACAAATGGTATTATCATGGCTCGCTTAACTAGAACCTTCTCAGATTTAGATTTTAACTTTATCGCTAATCCATCAACGGGCGATGTTGCCCGTAAGTTTGATGAAAATGCGATTAAGCAATCCGTTAGAAATCTAGTGCTAACATCTCATTATGAGAAACCCTTTCATCCTGAGATTGGTTCTCAGGTGAACTCGTTGCTATTTGAGCCATTTTCACCAATGCTTCAGGCTATGTTGACCGAGGCCATTAAGAATACTATTACCAATTATGAACCTCGAGTTGATCTTCTGAATGTAATAGTAAACGCCAATCCAGATAACAATTCTTTGTATGTCTCAATAATCTTTAAGATCATCAATACAGAAACACCAATCTCAGTCGATCTAGTTTTGGAAAGAACACGCTAATGGCTAATAGTAAAATNAATGTAACNGATCTNGANTTNGATCAGATCAANAANAATCTAAAAGAGTATCTTCGTGGTCAATCTGAATTTACCGATTATGACTTTGAAGGGTCTGCTCTCTCAACACTTCTTGATGTTCTTGCGTATAACACTCACTATCAAAGTCTGTATTACAATCTGGTAGTCAATGAATCNTTCCTAGACTCTGCTTCTAAGCGCTCTAGTGTCGTTTCCAANGCTCATGAATTGGGNTATACACCCAAGTCAATTTCAAGTGCTAAGGCATATATTAATATCGTTATGATCAATTATCAGTTGANTGCNCCTGATATCATTGAGATTCCAAAGTATTACACCATTTACTGCAAGCATTGACGGCTCGACTTATACGTTCTATTCAACCGAAACACACTTAGCTCAACGTGATGGTTCTGTCTATACATTACCCCAATATAACAATTCGTGAAGGGACTCCTCTTTCATATCGATATGTTATAAACGAATCCAATACAAGAGCTGTAATCATACCTAACTTGAATGTCGACACTAGTACAATTCTAGTCAAAGTTCAAGAGAATGCAGAGGTTGTTGATTTTTCCACATTTGTGCAGAGTGACACAATTCTGAATATAAATGGTACTAGTAAGGTATTTTTCTTTAAAAGAACTATCTAGCGGTCAGCATCAACTACAATTTGGTAATGATGTTATTGGTCAGGCTCTTAGGCCGGGCAATATCGTCACGATAGAATACTTTGTTAGCAAGGGCTCTTTGGCAAACGGATGTAGATCATTTTCATACGGCGGACAATTATTACCTAATACAACCGCAAGTGTTCTGACGATTGATCCGGCATTTGGGGGCTCTGAGGGCGAATCCATCGAAGACATTAGATATAATGCACCGAGATTTTATACTGCTCAGAATAGATGTGTTACAACCGAGGATTATAGATCGACTATAACAATGATGTATCCATTGGTGAAAAGTGTTAATGTGTGGGGCGGAGAAGATAATGATCCGCCTAGCTATGGCACGATCTTTGTCTGTCCTGTTAGTCAAAGTGGTCAAGCATTAGCAGAATCTGAAAAGAATGAGTTGCTATCGTCAGTTATCAACCCGAGAAAATCTATTACAACCAAAGTCGCGATCGTTGATCCAGATTTCATGGATGTTGAATTGGCTGTATCGTTCTATTATAATGCAAATCTGACAACCAAGACATCGACCGACTTAAGTAAGCTTGTTCAAGATTCCATTCTTAGGTATAATAACGACTATCTGAATATTTTTAGTGGTATTCTCAAATATTCTCAATTATCTAGATTGATTGATGATTCTGATGATGCTATTATTAGTAATATCATAACTTTAAAATCTAGAGTCTATATTACACCAAACTATAATCAGATTAGCAGCTATAAGATCAATACGAATAACCCCATTTTTAACTCAGGTGTTGCTGGCGAATCTGTGTTATCTGATGGGATAGTAACATCGTTATCACCTCAACTATGCTATATCGATGATGCTCCAGTCGCTGGGTCAACTGTCGGTAATCTTCGATTGTTCTATATCGAAAATAACATTAAGAAAATTGTTAACCCTAATATAGGATTTGTAGATTATTCTACTGGAGTTATTACAATTAGTAACATCAATATCATATCATCGATAAATACTCNAGTGGCTTTAACAGTAAAAACCGAATCAAATGATATCGTGTCGATGAAGAACCGCATTGTTAGAATTGATCCAATCAAGTTATCGATAACACCAATCATTCAGTCTAATTATACAGATTACCAATTCACCTCTAGCAGAAAATAAAATGACTAAGGTTAGTATCGCTCATCAAGTCCCTAATCATGTTCAGGCGAACTATCCGGCCTTTGTTGAATTTGTCCAAGCCTATTATGATTGGCTAAAGAATGAGCATCTGTTGAATGGCGTTGAGACGATTGTTGATATCGAGGAAGCGCCAGAACAATTCATCAAGTATTTTAAAAGACAGTTAGCCAGAGACATCCCTGAAGAGATTTATTGTTGTAGACGGTTATTTTATCAAAAGATAAAAGACTTATATAACGCTAAGGGCACCGAGTCTGCATATAAACTTTTATTTCGATTGGTCTATGGGTTGGAATCTGATGTTGTATATCCATCAGAGCAGGTTTTGCGGGCGTCTGATGGTCGATGGAAACAAGATATTTCTCTTTTTGTGTCCATAAATTATGGTGATATCAATGACATTTTTGAAAAGTCTGTTGATATCCAAACGCCAGTGAATAGATTCAAAATCTATGTGAATAGATTGGTCAAGATTGTAGATGGTGTTTATGAGGTCTTTATAGACAAAAGGTATTCTGGATTAATCACTGTTGGGAGCTATATCATCACCTCAACAGTACGGGCTACAGTTGTTACAACTCTAAACTCAGTTAAGATATTATCGCCAGGCGCTGGTTTTAAGATCGGAGAAATTTTCACCATATCATCGCCCAGTGGCTCTCCATCTGTAGTCAAGGTGATGGAAGTTTTACCTGGCGGTGGTTTGAAACGGGTTCAGCTAATACAATTTGGATATGGGTATGAATCTGCGTTCGTTAATTACACCCTATCATCAAAGAATTCTGGAGTGATTTTAGCGACCCCGTTTACCGAATCTTCGGAATCTGGTGTTAATTCAAGTGAATTCTATTATGATATCACCGAACAAGGTTTTATCAATAGACAGACATATCTACAGACAAATATAATGGATGCTCCCGCATGGGATTCTACATATGTGGGAGAGGTTATTGGCGAATTCATTTATGATAACAATCAAAGTGGTATAGATATAGATCTATATGCAAAGTTATCATTCGATCTTGGGCCAATTGCTAAATATCCGGGATATTATACATCAAATGA